TTGACGAAGGTGACGACGGCCTGTTCGTCGAAATCCTGCATGGCCCGAACGGTTCGCCATTGAAGCGCGGAGACAAGCTCTACGCCGCCCCTCTCGCCCAGTCCGCAGAGCAAGACAGGATTGATGCAGAGCGGTATCGCTTCCTCCGCGACAAGATGCGCTTTTCCTCGCCTCCCGGCGATATTCCGACCATGACGCTGAACGCTCCGCTCGAAGCGCCGACGCATGACACGCATAAGGATTGGATCAGCGATCGCTTTGATGCCAGCGTGGACCGCACCATCGACGCAGCAATGGAGCGAGCAAATGACTGAAGAACTGAAGCCGTGCCCGTTCTGCGGAGAAGACGCGGAACATGTCCACGTGTGTGCTTACGAAGAAATCGTGCGATGCACGAACGAATGCTGCTTCGTGCGCCCATCCATTACCTGCGAGCTTCCCGAAGAATGCTTCGAACTTTGGAATACGCGCGCACCGCGTGAGGCGCAGCCGGTGGCGTGGTTCGAAGCGGAGGAATCTTGCCGGGGCAAGGACATTCGAAGCATCAACAGCATTATTTACTCAACGCGGCTGCACTGGCAGGCTGCGCGCCCCAAGGCTCAGTGAGTCCAGATGATGCTGCAGCGAGCGTGAGGGCCAAGATTGATGCCGCGATTTCCAAAGGAGCGAACAAATGACCGACGAATACAAATACGTTGACGCGAAGGGCTGCTGCTACAAATCGCCCTGCGAGCGTCCGGGCGAGGGGCCGTGCGAGAGGCCGGCTCGCCGTATCGAAACCACCAGCGAGAACATCGCGCGCGACATGCGCGAAGGTCGATTCCCGCAGCGTTCTGAGCCGCAGATGATTCCCGCCGCCCCCCTCGAAAAGTCCGCTGAGAGCGACGAAGACCAGTCCGCCGAAAGTCTAGGCAAAGAATGAAATGGCGTCGGATGCACAACTGGAGGCCGCGCAAGTTCTATGCGCGGTGGCATCCGATCAACCTTTGCCCAACGGAACTGCTTGATTCATGAGGTTTGAAAATGAAAGAACATTTCAAAAAATGGTTCAACTCGCTTCCTGCTGGCGACCATCCGAAAGATGGTGAGGAATGGGCATGGGAAGCATGGCAAGCCGCCCTCGAATCCCGCGTATTGGCGGAGAGGAAGCCGATCTATCAGGGCCGAACTATTGGAACAACGTCATGGACCGATCAAAGCAAAGACGGTTTCGATCACATGAATAAGTACGCTGCATTCGAGACGCGCATCTTGTACGCCCACCCCACGCCGGATGATGCAAGCGCCGACACTGCGCGGCTCGACTGGCTTGAGCAGGAAGACGAGATGGGCTTCTTCTACAACATCGACCACATCACCGCGAACATCAACGAAGGTTTCAACGGCTGCAAGACTCTCCGCGAAGCCATCGACGCCGCAATCGACCGAGCAAGGCAATCCGGGGAGGAAGGGAAATGAATGCCGAGCAAACCATCGCGCTCGCATCCGACACCGCCCGCCTCGACTTCATGGTCCGCACTGGCGCAGTCGTGCAGTGGTACGGCGAGACGTGCCAGCTTCACGGCAGCGCAGGCGTCATTTCTGGCGCGGGCAAGTTCTACGATTCGGCGCGCGAGGCGATCGACGCGGCTATGACACGGGAGGCGCGATGCGCAAACTGACCGCGCTCGATTGGGCGCTGCTTGCCGCTCCGGTCATCGCCGCGCTCGCTTACCTTCTGCTCTAAGCCAGCCGATCCGCGACGAGCTTCGCGTATCCGACGATGTCGTGCCAGTTGTCGTGATAGTCCGGGTCGCCATTCAGTATCCGCGCGACCTTATCCCCAATGACCTCTAGCGCCTGCTTCTGATCCGGTTGCAGGCGCGTCCATCCTGGCGCCTGCCACATCACTTCCTTCATCCCTTGCGCGATCACCGCATGGTCGGCAAACACGCCATATCGAGCGCCGCGCTCGGCGAGTGTGTGCGCGATGTCGGTCATCCGGGTTTCTCCTTAGCAAATAACAGCGAAAATAGTCGTTGACTGTTCGAATCTCTGGGCGGTATGATTCATCTCATGCGCTGAACGACGCGCACCAACCGGAGAGAGAAATGAGCAGCGCAATCGAATTCATCGTCACGTTCAAGGACATCGAAGTCGTCGTGTTCGCTTTCGACCGCGAAGACGCACAAGAGGCGGCGATCGAAGAGTCTGAGCGCGTGCAGGGCTACTCGACGGAAATCGTGCGCATCCGCCGCGCGTAACCAGCGAACAGCCGAGGCAGACCATGAAAAACTACGAACAATCCCTCATGCAAGACGCGATCAAGGCAATCGAGCTTCTCGAAGCGATCGCGCGCAAGGACGGCGTGACGCTGGACAACGCATACGCGCTTGGCTTCTCCGGCGCTCTGCTCGAAATTCTGCGCGCCCGAACCAGCGCGGAAGCCGCCTGATATGCGCTACCTCAACAAGCCGGAGCCTCCGATAATATGACCCGCCTCGCGTACTATCGCCACCTGAGAGCGCAGGGCTTCGCGGCCCTTGACGCGTATCGATACATCAAAGATTGGCGAGCGTGACCGGATCGCAGCACACCGCGCCGAGCGCCTTCCAGTGCGAGCACCAGAAGCAACGAACCAACTCGCGCGCGTCTTGAGGTTGAACCTCGTGCGCGCGCGGGTAATTAGTGACTCGGTAGCGAATCGCCTGCCTTAGCTCGTCATTCATCCCGCATTCCCGAAACTGATCTTTCCGCCCACACTTCCTAGCGCGTCGAGCGGATGCGATCGCATCACGATCGGATAATTGCGCATCGCCTTCACCTCTTCCCGCAGCGCCTTTACCTCGCGCATTACGTCTTCGATCGTGACGGGTTCTCGCAGCAGAATGTTATCGACGTCCATACCGCCTCGTTTCTTGCTTCCATTGCGCAGTGCGCTTGCCCGACTCACGTCGCACGCACGGCGCGAGCGTGTCGTACACCGACCGGCGGCTGCCATCGCTCACGAGCACGACAGCCTCGCCGCGGCGCATCAGTTCCCGCGCGAGCGCAACGCCGACGCCAGCCTGACCGAGCATAAGGATTCGCAGCGTCATCCAAACCTCGCAACACGCATGAACAGAATGTGCGCGTAGTCGCGCATGTGGCTTAATTGCCGGTCGAGCAGGCGCTGATCCGCTTCGGGCAGCGCGCGGTATGCAGCGCTGCGCAGGAAGTCGCACAGCTTGACGATTTTCGCGTCGAGCTCGGCTTTCTCGTCGATCACTCGTTGCTGATGGGCAGGGCGCACAGGCTCGACCAGGAGCATCATTCCGGATTCGTCCATCATCTCTTTCCCCGAACAGTGAAAATCGTTATTGGCTGTTGATCCCGAACTCGCTCACCTTGCCGAGCACATCGCAGCCCACCGGTCGAGCTCGATCGACCAGAGCCACGCCGCGCGAGCGTAGGCATTCGCCCACATTCCGAAGCATTCGAATGCGTCAGTTACGAACATGGGTGCTCCTGTAGGGGTGATCGCCTCGCCCTGTGTGTGCTCTGCACGGCTGACCCTGTGCGGAGCGAGACGATCGGAAGGGTAGAGAGTGGCGCATTTGCCCGCAGGATTTGCCCGCATGACCGGAAACGCAACCACACGCTCGTTTTGCACGTGTATGCACCCTCTGAAATCCGGCCCGGATTCGAACCGGGGCTGCATGGTTTTGCGGACCAGCCGATTAGCCGCTTTCTTACCGGATTGCAGAGAGAGCCGGATTTTCACCGGCTGATTGCCTTACTTGGCGGGAGCAGTGAGGCCGCGCCACTCGTCCTTGAACTCCGGGACATTCCCGAAAGTTGCCAGCCCGAATTCCGGCCCAAGCAACCACTTCTCGCCATCAAACCAGCGCATCGAGGTTCCGCACTCGTCGTCGTACTTCGCCTCGTACCATCCGGCGCGCACCGGCTTCTCACTCACCGGATACCACTCTGTCTTTTCCATCATCTCTCCCTAGGTAGGGGCAAAGCGCCGAGCGGTGCGCGACCTTATCGCCGGCACGGGGGATCGCTGTGTGCGCTGTCTCCGGCGGAACGTTTTAGCGAACGTCACCCGCGCATTCACGCTCGACGCCTCGCCCCATGATCATTGAAGGAACATCGCGATCGGCGTCGCCAGTCCGACAGCAAGGCCGATCCACAGCGTTCCGAGCACCATGCCGACGACGAATTCTTTCGCGGCGCTCATTTCGTCACCGTCACTTCGCCGGGCTTTTTCGCCTCGCGTTTATGCGGCGCCTCGCGCGCCAAATCCTTTTCCGAGTAACCCGGCTTGCGGTCCGGATCGTCGATTTCCGGCTCTTCGTATGCGCCGCCAGGACAGATAGCAACGAGCACCGGCAGGGCGATACGGCCCGCGGAACCCATCGAATCAGCCATGTCTTCCGGGTCGAGCGTGCCGGCGATGACGCGCTCAATCAAACCTTCCATCGCCACGCGGTATTGCGGGCTTTCCGCGATCCACGTCGGCGCAACCTGACGCCCCGTATCTGCTTGCCACTGGCGCACGACCTCGTGCGTGATCTGCGCGTATATCCGTTCTTTCTTCACCGTAGCCCCTTTGTTGTCGTTAGATGCAGCGCGTGGCCGAACGGGACGCTTCCCGTCGTCGGATAGCCCGCCAACTGCATGACAAATCTTATCATATCTTCGGGGGATTGAAATGCCAGAAAGAGAGCGAAAAGCATCGTATTTCCCCTAATCGGATAACAGCTAGATATTGTTTGACTGTTACGCTCTCTCGCGGGTATGCTTAACACATACACCAACACCACGAGGCCCGACATGATCCACTACCGCGACGAATTCGATTACTGCGACAATTACGATGAGCCGGAAATGACCGAGGAAGAGCGCCGCGCCGCACGGGACGAGCGCGACGCCGATCGATACTTTGCCCGAATGGACGATTGACGAATGAACAGACCGCAACTCGCAGCACTGCCCAAGCACGTGCTCGTCGAGCTCTACCGCAGGGCGATCGGCGCACCGGGTGACTATGCCCGGAACCCGAAATCGTTCTACCTCAAGGCGCTCGACGCCAGGGAGGGAACCGAACTTGCCAACATACTCGCGACCATCGAGCGCAAGCCGCGAAAGATTCAGCGGCGGACGATCGAGAAGCGGAACGCACTAGAGAATGCGAAAGAGTTTCGCGCAATCTGTAAAGCGCTCGTCGATTGGGGCGATGACCTTGCGGACAATCGCGAAGCACTGCGCAAGCTTCAGGCGCGCGCGCGTGTAGCACTGGAATGAGGTTCGGCGTGCCCGGTTGCGAGGTTCCGGGCTTCCGACTGATTGGCATTGGATCATGGGTGGCAACCCGATCCGCCGCGCCGCTCCGTTGAGCGGCTTTTCGTTTTTACGTCAGAGATTCGCGCGGTCGCGCATGTATCGCACCGGCCATCGGGGAATGGTTGCGGCACTGGCCTTACCTTCGGGTTTCGCGCCTCACCGCCCGTAGCGGCGGGGAAGGGCGCTGGATAAGCGGCTTCGATGCGTTGCGCATCAGACAAGGCGCGAAACCCGAAGGAGCCAGTTACGCCGGCTAGTCGGCCCGATTTGAACTCGGGACTTGTGTTTTCGAGCAGGAAAAAGAAAGGGCGCCGAGGTTTGACCCAGGCGCCCTTGAAGCACTGCTACGGAGAGTTCTTGCGGATTACTTCAACATGACAGAATTGTAGTTTAGCTATTCACACCTGTCAATACCCTAAAGAGACGAAACATCTCGAAATTTAGTGTGTTTCGTTCATACAACGCAAAAACTCCATCCGCTCGCCGTGGTTCAACATCGAGAGGGCTATCAAAAACTCATCTTCGCTCATCACCGAGGGCGCGACGACCTGCCCGCCTTCGTTTGCCAGAGTAGGGACTGCAATGCTTTGTTCGCTCAACATTTTCTTTTGATCCTAGGGGTGTCAGATCGGCAGTCACAGCACCGACAGGGACCGATCTTACGCCCACGGCAAACGTTGGACAAGAGCATTCTTCAGCAATTTATTACATCTCAATTCAACAACACGAAACAATTTCCGATCGCTTTATGGTAGTTGTAACTGGTAACAACTACCGGAGTTCTGTTACGTCTTAAATTTGCTCGACATGGCCTTTAGCAGAGCCGTCTGCGCTCGGATCGGGTCATTTCGGTAGAGCTGAATCGCCGTCTCTAAGAACGCCAGTTCGTCGGCGTCGGTCGGCTCTGGCGTCTCTTCGGCGACATGCGCGGGCTGCGCCTGCTCAGCGCGCTCGTTCTTCTCGTGCTCTCGATCCATCCAGCCGTCGGACAGCTTGAACGCCTGCTCGATCTTGCGCGCGGTCGTTCGGCCAATGCCTTTGTACTTGGTATTGATGTGCGACATGTACGCCTCGCGCACTCCGACCCTCTCGCCGAAGAGCTTCAACATACCTTTCTCTGGCGCACCTGGATCGTCTCTCCGAACTACCTCTTTGAATTGCTCAAAAAGGTGTTTGAAGTTGCGGTAACGAATCTCTGAAATGTCCATTTTTGGTCCGGTAGGCAGTGTAATTTTGGGTTCTGTGCCGCTTTGATACGGAACCATACCACGGTGATACGAAGCGCTGCAATAGAAACCCCACACTAAATAGACGCGTTTTGTCTGAATCTTATGATATGACATCTCTTTTTGCGCTTGCATACTCTCTTTGAGGTGGCTATACTCTCCTTACTGACTACCGGAGAGAGGTGAGACATGCAGGGCCAAAAGAACATGTACGGCGTTCCAGCGGAGATTGACATTCAGATTCGCGCGCTGCCGCCTCTTACCGCTCACCGGGTATGGAAGCAGGCTGGAACCCGTGTGATGGCTGCGATCTGCGAAGCCGCTGGCGTTAGCTACAGGGGCTTCGAAATGGTGCGGATCGGGCAAAAGAACCTCTCGTATGCAAGTGCGAGAGTGCTCCAGTACGGAATTTTTATGTCGCTCGGCGTCGCCGTCGATCTCGACACGCTGTGCAACGCGATCAACTATCGCGAGCACCAAGAAAGCGTCGAGCGCGAAGAGTTCGAGGCGGCAAAGGCGGTGCCGGCGTGAACTACTACCAACACCACATCGGCGATTTCAACTCAGGAACCGTCCGCATGCCTCAGCTTGCCCGCTGGCTTTACCGGGACATGATCGAGGTCTACTACGACACCGAGAAGCCGCTGCCGACCGATTTCGAAGTTCTGTGCATGAGCATCGGCGCAGTCGGGGAAGAGCAGCGTACCGCGGTCAAAATCGTGCTGGCGCTGAAGTTCAAATTGCAGGACGACGGCTATCACCACGAGCGATGCGATAGCGAGATCGAGAAATATCGCGCAAAGGCAGACTCAGCAAGCGTCCGCGGGAAACTTGGAGGTAGGCCACGCAAAGCTGATGCAAAGCTACAGGAAACCTATAGCTTTACTACAGCTAACCTAGAGGATAGCAAAAGCAAAGCTGAAAAAAGCTCTCTGCAAGCAAACCAAGAACCAAGAACCAATAACCAAGAACCAGTAACCAAAGACAAAGACACTGCGCGCTCTACGAGCGCTAGCGCTGCGCGCTTCGATGCTCGCAAATGGCTTTCCGATCGAGGTGTCGATGGTCAGCACATCACCGACTGGTTCGCAGCAAGAGCGAAAAAGCGCATGCCGAACACGCTGACTGCGTTTCAGCGCACGCAGAGCGAGGCGGAAAAGGCCGGCGTTTCGCTCAACGAGGCCATCGAACACTGCGCTGCGCGCGGATTTGCTGGCTTCAATGCCGACATGATCCAAGGCGCCCAAAGCAGGAATCAAAGCTCGTTTGACCTTGCCGTACAGGTTCAGCGAAACGCAGGGCCGCGCAATCCCGGCGGGTACGTGAGCAAGCAGGAACAACTTGAACGCAATAACCGCGCGGTTGTCGAGCGATTCGCAGCGCGCCTACAGGCTGAAGAAGCCGCAAAGGGGAACGACCATGAAAACGAAGAATGATCAGCTTCGCCTCGCCGCAGTGCTCGCCGACGTCCATGCGTTCTATCGCCAGGACTTCTCCGAGTTCGCGCTGACGGTCTGGACGATGGCGATGGAACCGTTCGACATTGCCGCGGTCGAGCGCGCGCTCGGACAGCACGCCATGAACCCCGATTCCGGGCAGTGGTGCCCGAAGCCCGCCGACGTCGTGAAAATGCTGCAAGGCTCGACGAAGGATTCCGCCAACAGCGCATGGTCGTCGGTCGATTACGCGATCCGCACGCGTGGCGATCAGTATTCGGTCGTGTTCGACGATCCGCTGATTCACCGCGTCGTCGAGGATATGGGGGGCTGGATCAAACTGTGCCGCACCGACTCCGAGCAGTACCCGTTCACGCAAAACGAGTTCGTGAACCGTTACCGCGGCTACAAGATGCGCGGGGAAGTGCCGCCGTACCCGTCGAAACTCATCGGCACGCCGGAGGATTACAACGCGCGCCAGGGCTACCCGGTTCAGCCCCCTTTGCTGATCGGCGACCCGAAGAAGGCGCAACTCGTGCTGCAAAACGGCTCGAACACGCCGCGCATCGCATTCACCGAGGCGACCAAATTTTTGCCCGCAAATGCTACCCCGACGAGAGCATTTGCGTTAAAATCACCTGAGGATATTCCAACCGCATAGGCCAGAAATGACCGCATCGACCAGCATAGAAGCACTCGACGAGCACCGCGCCGAAGGAAAAGCCGACCGCCAGCGCATCGCCGTCGAGCGCTTCTTGCGGACGATCTACCCGGCCGGCGTCACGCGCAACGCCATATCCCGCGCGCTGCGTCTGCCGATCCAGTCGGTGACGGGGCGCGTGAATGAACTGCTCGCGACTGGCACCGTGATCGAGCCGGGCGCACGGATCAAAGACCCGATTACGCGGCGCACATGCAAGCTCGTTGCGAGCGCGCCGGATTTGTTCGCATGACGTGGCAGCGGCGCGGAGAAACGCGTGATCCAGTCGAGATTTTGATTGAGCGCGAACAGCGCAACCCGACCTGCAAACAATGCGCATGGTCGATCGGCAAATACAATTTTCTTGGTGACGACATATGCGCGCGGAACAGACCAATGCGGGAGCGGTGCAGCGAGTGGCGGTCTTTACAAGCGTACATCGAGCGCTCGAAAGCGTTTTCGAAACGCTCGCGCTAGCCTCCGCGGTGAAGGTTCCGGGTTACTCCGAGTCCGTCGCGCGCAGCACGGTCACCGAAAAGAAAGACTGGACGGACCGCATCACAGACGCAGCATGGGCGATGCAAGCCATCGACTCGACGCTGAGCGCCGTCGAGCGCGCCGCAGTCATCGCGCGCTATCACCGCGACCCTGGCACGCTGCGCAAGTACGAGGGGCGCCGCTGGAGCGCGCAGAAGGCCGACGACGCCGATCAGAAGCACGCTCAAGCCCTCGCGCTGCTCAAGTTCCACCTGAGCCACCTGCACGCGAATTCGGCGCTCCTAGAGGCCATCATCGAACGCGAATTCACGTTCGGCGAAGCGTACATGCCGACGACCGTGCAGATAGCGAAGGATTGCGGCGTCTCGCAAGCGAGCGCATCGCGCCTAGGAACGAAAGTCGCGCGCGCCGTTCACGCTCTCGAAGTTCGCGCACACCAAGCGCTTCAGGCTCGTTTCGCCGAGCTAGGGTTTGTGCCGAGCTAATTTCATCTCTTTGGGAGAGAAAACGCTTGACACTACCCACCGATGAGATATGATTCACACCAACGCAGCACACAACCACCAGCGAAAGGAAACACGATCATGAGCCAGACCAAATCTCCCGCGCAGTTCAAAGAACTCATCGAAGCAGCTCGATTCAGCGCCCGCAGCGGCGTCGAAGTCGCCGAAATGCTGATAAAGCAGGACGGCGGAGACGCCCGCTCAAGCCGAGTCTATCTCGCGCAGCAGCAAGCCCGCGCAATCGAAATTGAGCGCCAAATCCTCATCCTCGAACGCATGTCGACGCTTCTGACCAAGGTGCTGTCATGAGCACGCGAATGTTCGATTGGACGATCGCGATCGTCTTTGGAATGTTCCTCGCCTACTGTGCCGCCTACGGACTAAACCCGATATGAGCGACGACGACGACCGCGAAGCGCAGCAATACCTTGAAGAGCAGGAACAGCAGTATCTAAAAATCCACGGAGAGAACGAAAATGGAAACGAATCAAGCCCCGAAGGTGTACGCCGCAATAGCCGCTGTGATGTCCGTAATGTCGAAGGAAGGCATCGCCAAGGATCGCCAGAACGTGCAGCAGAAGTATGCTTTTCGTGGGATTGACGACGTTTACAACGCGCTTTCGTCGATCCTCGCGGAGCACCGCCTGATGATGTTGCCGAACCAGCTTGAGCGCGTCGTGACCGAGCGCAAGAGCAATAACGGCGGCGTCCTGTTCTCGGTGACGGTGAAGGTCGAATTCACGTTCGTATGCGCCGACGACGGCAGCTCGCACAAGTGCGTGATGTACGGCGAGGCGATGGATTCGGGCGACAAGGCGACGAACAAGGCCGCGAGCGCCGCGTTCAAATACGCCGCGATGCAAGCCTTCTGCATCCCGACCGAAGGCGACAATGACGCCGATGCGCACACGCACCAAGTCGCCGCGCAAGCCATGAAGCCCGCCGACGTCAAGCGCCACGTCGCCGCGATCAGGGGCGCAAAGACTGGCGAAGCGCTCAAAGCCGCGTTCGATGCCGCGCGCAAGCATGCGAGCGAACTGAACGACGCCGACGCTTACGAGCAATTCAAGCTCGCAAAGCAGGAAGTCATCGACGCGCACACGAAGCAAGAGCCGGCCGAAGCCGCAGCGTAATCACACACCCGGCGCCAGAGCGCGCCGGCATACGGAGAAGATGACCATGAACCAAAAATACATCATCACCATCGGTTACACGAAACTTGCGTTTGATGACCGCGAAATCGCGATGCGCGCATACGCGATGCTGATGGACTCGACGCCGATCACGTCTGCATCGTGCTACCCGCATACGCCGCCCGAGTCGATGAAAAGCATCGATTGGGTTCGCGAGGCGGGCAACACAGAAATCGAGCTCAAGCGTGTTGACGCAAGCAAGTTCGCGCTTCACATGACGAATAGCGAGTACCGCGAAAAGTGCAAGCCGCGCCCGACCGAAATCGACGGCGAAGCGCGCTTGGTAGACGAGTCGCGCGTTGCTGCAATCGCAGGGCCGTCTGGCGACGACATCATCGACGTTGACTCGCCGTTCTAACAATCACACCCGGCGCCCTCGCGCGCCGGATAGCGAAGAGAGGGATGAATGAGCACAAAGAACAACGGCGGGCCGGCATTCCCGGCTGCAATCAAGCAGTGGGACAACTCAATGGAAGTCGGCGAAGGCATGACGCTCCGCGACTACTTTGCGGCGAAGGCGATGCAGGCCATCGTAGCGGCAACGGTAGAAAGCGATGGGAGCATGACAGCGCGAGCCGTCGGATCAGCGACCGAAGGCGCGTACTTCATCGCAGATGAAATGCTCCGCGCCCGCGATGCTTAACCACCCAATCCGCCAAGCCGCGCGGCGCGACCTCGACGCGCTGGCACTGGCAAAAGAATCGACGCCCGCACTTGTGCAAAACGCCTGCTCATCATTCGCGGAAATGCTCGCGCATATGACCGGGCAGAAAGTGACGGTCTGGATCGACAATGTGCCGATCGCACGTAACCCGCGCCAAGCGCGCGCCTAAGCAGAAGAGAGGAATGATATGGCTAGTTACCAGAAAGTAATTATCGCGGGCAACCTGGGGCAAGACCCGGAAGTGCGCTACTTGAGCAACGGCGATGCGGTCGCGAGCTTCAGCGTCGCCGTCACCGAGACGTGGAAAGACACGAGCGGCGAGCGAAAAGAGAAAACCGAATGGTTCCGTTGCGCGTGCTTCAAGCGCCAAGCCGAAATCGCAGGCGAATATCTGAAGAAGGGCGCGCAAGTGCTCGTCGAAGGCAAGATGCAGACGCGCTCGTATGAGGCGAAAGACGGCACGCAAAAGTACGTGACCGAGCTGCGCGTCGACACGTTCAAGATGCTCGGATCGCGAGCGGACAACGAGAACGCCCCGCGCAACCCGTCGACCGGAGCGCCGCGCCAGCAGCGCACGAATCAGAAGCCGCAGCAGCCGAGCGGCGGCGGCTTCGACGACATGGACGACGAAATTCCATTCTAGAACTGACATTCAATCGCCCGGCCCCGCGCCGGGCATCACCCAAACCAACAATGACCGAACAAACGAACTCAGCCGAAGCCCTGATCCACTTGCGCGCCGCGGTGCATAAGCTCGAACAGACGATGCAGAGCGGCGTAAACGCGCAAAGCGTGAACCTGGCGCTCGATGTGGCCCGCCGCGCAAGCGAACTGCTATGCACCGTCGTCGACGAGCGCGCGGTGAACGTCGGACAGGAACTGATCGCGAAAAAACTGCGCGAAGCCGCTTGACGGTTCCGCACCTCGCGGGTATTCTATCAACGTGGTCAGAACGAAGGCGTCTTTAGAGGCGCCGTTTTTTGGCCCTACACTACTACCCTGGAGAGAGTAATGAACCTGTTTGAAATCTCCCGCGAATATCGGGAATCAGCCGAAAAGTTGATCGACCTAGAACTCGACGAACAGACGTTCGCAGACACGCTCGAATCGATCAGCGGCGACCTCGAAACGAAGTGCATGAACACGGCATTCGTCGCGCGCAACCTCGAAGCGACTGCCGAGCAGATCAAAGAGCACGCGAAAGCGATGGTCGAGCGCGCGAAGGCGATGGAAAACCGCGCGTCGCGCATCCGCAAATACCTGCTCGACGGTCTGGAACTGGCGGGCCGCGACAAGATCGAGACGCCATTTTTCAAGATCAAGATCGCGCTCAACCCGCCGAGCGTGCAAATCGCAGACGAATCGCTGATTCCCGCGAGCTACAAGACCGAGCCGCTGCCGCCCGCGCCGGCTCCGGACAAGAAGCTGATCGCCGCAGCGCTCAAAGACGGCTTCGAAGTGCCGGGATGCTCGCTGGTTCGCGGCAAGCGAATCGACATCAAGTGAGGGTGAAATGACTACGCAAATCAACCTCGAAGCGCGCGTCAACCAGATCGTCGAATGCCAGATGATCGCGTCGGACGGGATTGTTTTTGAATTCAAGCCGACCGACCACCTCGCCAACGATCTAGGGTTTGACTCGCTCGACCTCATCGAAATGGTGATGGCGATCGAAGATGAGTTCGGCATCGAGATTAGCGACGAGGACGCCGACAAGATCGGAACGGTTCAGCAGGCAGTCGATTACGTCAAAACCCGCATCAAATAACCGAGAACCACCATGCACACCGTCATCGTTCCGCACCTGTCGGCCTACTCGGAATATTCCCGCGTCGATGGCGGCGCATGGTTCTTCCGTAGAAGCGTTTCGCTCTCTAGCGTCATTTGGTGCTGACGCAAACCCAATCACAACAGGAACAGCCATGACACCCGTACAAAAAATCAAGCACATGATTTTGGTGCGCCTCGCCCAATTCCAGAAGCAGCCCGCGCCGGACGTGACGGCTGAAAACGTAGACGAGCTCTACGACGAAGCCGAAGAGAACGACGACGGCAACTTTCAGGACGCGAAAGAGGAAGTTCGCGGCAGCGGCGAGGAAACCGGGCTGCGCTGCGAGTACTCGCGGCACTACGAATCGGATGCGGTCGCAGCGAAAGCGCCTGATGGCTCGTGGGTCGGCTGGACCTACTTCTACGGCGGCGGCAAGCACGGCGAGCCGATGGAGATGGACTGGATGGACGACGCTTATAGCGTCACCGTGACGGAAGAGCAAAAGATGGTGACGGTCCGGACGTTCGCGAACGCATGACCGAGCAACACCGCGCGGAGGCATGGCAACGCTTCCGCGACGCCGCAAAAGACGGGCGCCAAGGCTATTACGCAAAGGCCGGCGCGCTCGTCGAGAAGGTGAGGCAAGAGCACGGCGAGAAGGCCGCGCAGATAGCCCGAAAGGAACTGAACGCGTATATCAGGAGTGACAGGAAACTGTGAAGGAACCGAAAAACGGCGTCGAGCACGTTCCGAGCGAATCGACGGAACAGATGATGTTCTTCAAGTGGGTTCGCGCCGCATTCCCGAAGTTGATCGCCTTCCATGTGCCGAATGGCGGGAAGCGATCGTTGCGCACCGCGGTTCGGCTGAAAAAGGAAGGCGTCGCCGCTGGCATTCCCGACATCATCATCGGCAAGGCATGCGGCATCTACTGCGGCATGTATATCGAACTGAAGCGCACCAAAGGCGGCGCACTGAGCGAGTCGCAAAAAGACATGATCCGCGAGCTGCGCGCCGAAGGGTATTACGTCGCCGTGTGCCGCGGCTTTGACGAAGCGCGCGAGGAATTGATCGGCTACCTGAACCTCGGGGAGCACCGCACGTATGGATGAATGCGCCGTCATCATCAACGATCGCACGCGCGCACAAGCCGCCCGCGCCGTCGTCACCGCGCCCGACGGGTGGAGCGCCGTTATCAAGCCCGCGACCCGCTCATTGCAGCAAAACGCGCTTCTGCACGCGCTGTTCTCCGACCTGGCGAAGCAAGCCAAGTTTCACGGCCGCACGCTGAGCGCGGCGCAATGGAAGGTGCTCATGATCAGCGGGCATACGGTCGCGACTGGCGGCGGCGCTGACATCGTGCCTGGCATTGAGAACGAATTCGTGAATCTGCGCGAGGCGTCGTCTCAAATGTCGATCCGGCGCATGACGAGCCTTTTGGAATACGTTGTTGCGTACTGCGCGACAAACAACATTCGCCTGCCCGCAGGCAAGGGATACGAGGAATATCAATCATGACCGTCGCAATCAAAGATCGCAGCACCACCTACCGCCGAATCCTCGCGCTGCTCGTCGAGCACGGTCCGAAAACGAAGGCGCAGATTGCCGAAGCGCTCGGCATCGGAGAAACGACAGCGCGCACGGCCATGAACCTCGCTGCGCGCGACGGGCGAATCTACGCCTCCGACTGGATCGTGCCGATGCGCGGCCATCCGGCGAAACTGTATTCGTTCGGTCAAGGCGAGACGCCGGCAATGCCGAAATGGAACGCACACGGCCGACTCCCGAAGTGCAGCGAACAGCGCGAGGAAGAGACGGAAGTCGCGCGCGCCAAAGCTCTGGCCGAAGAGACGTTGCAGCGCGCTCGATCGATCGCCAGCCGCGAGTTCAATCCGTTCGCTTCGCTGATGATGCAGGTCTAAAAATTAGCGCTCCAATACTACCTTTCAGAGATGTTTTGAGGTAGTATTGAGCCATTGAACGGGGGGCGCAAATGGAATACGGCAGTGTGTGCAGCGGGATAGAAGCGGCGACGGTCGCGTGGCACGGGCTTGGGTGGCGCGCTGCGTGGCTGTCAGAAATCGAGGCGTTCCCTTCCGCATTGCTTGCGCATCACTACCCGGACGTTCCGAATCTCGGCGATATGACGAAGATCGCGCGAAAGGTCTTGATCGGCGAAGTCGCGGCACCCGGCGTTTTGGTCGGCGGCACGCCATGTCAAGCGTTTAGCGTCGCGGGCTTGCGCGAAGGGCTTTCCGATGAGCGCGGACAACTAACACTTAGCTACGTGAGGCTGCTCGATGCAATTGACTATGTTCGCGGACGCGCAGGAGAGCGCCCCGCCGTTGCCGTATGGGAAAACGTGCCGGGCGTCCTCTCGTCCAAAGACAACGCCTTCGGATGCTTTCTTGGAGCGCTTTCCGGCGAAGATGAAGAACTTCAGCCGCCAGGGAAAAAATGGGCGAACGCTGGTTGTGTGTTTGGACCCGCGCGAACAATCGCGTGGAGAGTCCTTGACGCCCAATATTTCGGAGTGGCCCAACGCCGCCGCCGTGTGTTCGTTATCGCAAGTGCTCGAAAAGACTTCAATCCCGCCGACGTACTTTTTGAGTTCGACGGCGTGCGCCGGGATTTTGCGCCGCGCAGAGAAGCGGGGCAAGAAGCTGCCGGAACCCTTGCATCGCGCACTGGTGCAGGCGGCTTTCCCGGAACCGACGAGGCATGCAGCGGATACCTGCAAGCATTCGGGGGGGGGCAACACTAGCGGAAGCATTGACGTCGGAACCTGCCTGACGGCCAAAAGTCAGCGCCTTGATTTTGACACCGAGACATTCGCCGTCTGCGTGACCGGCGACATCACGCACACGCTCAAGGCCGAAGGGTTTGACGCGAGCGAGGATGGAACGGGGCGCGGTCAGCCGATCGTATCCGTCGCGCTGCGCGGTCGCGAAGGTGGCGCTACGGCCGAGCTTGGCGAAGAGATTGCCGGATGCCTGCGCGCGTCGTCGGGCGGCGGCGATAAGCCGCACGTACTTACGCCGATCTGCTTCAGCGCAAAGGACTACGGCGCGGACGCTACAAACGACCTGTCGCCGACACTGCGCGCAGGCGGCTTCACAGGGAGCCATGCGAACGGCGGCGTAATGCCTGCCGTCTCAGCGCCGCCGATGGCCGTGCGCCGCCTGATGCCCGTCGAGTGCGAGAGATTGCAAGCGTTCCCGGACCAGTACACGCAGGTTCCGGTTCGCGGCAAGCCAGCCGCCGACGGGCCGCGTTACAAGGCGCTCGGCAATAGCATGTGCGTCAACGTGATGCGTTGGTTGGGACAGCGGATCGACGCAAAAAATTTGTCCGTCAGTACTACCTTTTAGCGATGAAACACGGTATTATCAATCCCACTGAGGTAGCAGATTGAGCAAAGCGACACCGGCAGCAGAGCGCCGCTACATGGGTCACGTCGCGGCGCGCGGTTGCATCGTGTGCCGTCGGCTCGGATACGACGTCGACGGCATGCAGGCGCTAGTTCATCACCGCATACATGGTCGCGGCGGATGGGGCAAAGCGTCGAACTATCAAACGCTGCCTTTATGCCATATGCATCACGCAGACCCGCATCAAGGCGTTCACGGCCTGAACGCCGAAGCATTCGAAGCGATGTACGGATTCACAGAACAAGAGTTGATCGAAGAGACGCAGCGCGCCCTTATCGATCACGTTCCACCAAACGAGCGAGTCTTTCAATGAAGTCGATAAGCACCGAAGAGATATTGCAGTTCATGC